TTCCTGACTGGCTGGTGTCGGGGATGAAGTCGATATCGGCGATCTGCAGGTGATAATCGTCAATCGCGGTCGCTTGGAAGGGTCCGGAGAGAGAGCCGTCCTGACGACTTATCCCAACCTTGTAGGTTTCCGGTACCGACCAGTCGATCGGCTCAGACGATTCCAATATGAATCCACCGCTGACCGCCGTGACGCTTAGCAGTTCGGCGCTTTGACATTGCCCAGGCGTATCGCTGGCCACCGCAGCAAAGCTCAGGTAGCCAGAGTTCATGCCGGCCAGTTCGGTCTCCCAGGTGTAGGTGTCCTGGCGGAACTTCTGGTGACCGCGACGGCGCATGCCGAACCGGTAGGCGCGATCCCGATCACCGACGCCCGGCAGCTTGACCTTCTCGACCTTGTTGCCGACATCGCCCGGCCAGCGGCAAGGCACGGTTTCCCAGGCCCAGGTGATATTCGAGTAATACTCGACATCCACACCGTCGAAGTCGTTAAGCGATGACAAAGGCCCGGCGATGCTGAGCTTTTTTGTCATGTTCTGCGGCGAGTACGTCTGCGTCTTCGGCCCGTAGGTGATATCGAATGCCGCCCTCGGCTCGTCGCGCACCAGGCTGACCAAGCCGTTCTTGATGGTCAGCTCGGCGAATCCGCACGCCAACGCATCGTTCAAGCGGTCCTTGGCGGTACTGCTGTCGTCGATGGTCTCGTCGTAATACTGGCCGGCGGCGTTGAATACAGCGTCCAGCCGATCCCATTCAGCCAGATCGATGTCGCTGTCGTCATAGCCCAGCGACTTCAGCACATTGAGGCACCAAGGCACGATGCCGCGCGTAGCTACCGGCGCCTGCCACGCCCCGCCGGAGCGAACAGGCAGCACGCGAGTTGCCTCCCCGTTGATCTGGCTTTCAGATTGCGACGAGAGCCGATCGCCTCCGCGAATCTTCAGCGACATGACTGTCATGCCCGGGTAACGTGTTTGGCGCGTCTGACGCAGGCCGCGCAGACTGTCCCAGGATGGAGTATCAATCCACTCGGAACTGTTGGAGCCGCCACCTTTGGCCAGTCGCTTTATTCTGCATTCCGGCCGCATTGGGTAGGGCAGAGCGATGCGGAAGGTAAACCCTTGCGCATCCTTCGAGTGACCGGTGACCGTCTGCGGCAACACAGTCCACGCGCCAGATACAGCCATGTCGCGATATTCGAACTGGTGCGACGAGTAGATCGTGTATTCATACCCAGTTTTTCCGAGACCGATCAGGCCGCTATAGGTAACCGTGTATTCGATGTGCGTCACCAGCTCAGACTCAGGCGCACACGAAAATGGTCCGCGATAGCCGCCCTCCATGCTGGAAGGGTCCAGGGTGATCAGGCCGTTTACGGTTTCCATCGCATTGAATCCGATCCATCCCGAGTCAGCCGAGCCCGACGCAGTGAGCCGGTCAACGGTCATGATGGACGAGGCAAACGCCGTGATCCGGTAGCGCAGGCCGCGCGGCCCGATGGTTGCCAGGCCAGAGCCAAGCGCCAGGCCGGTGACCGGTGCGCCGCCGTCGTAGTCCAGGGTCATCTGCGCCGGCTGCTCGGGAGTGCCGGCGCTGGCAGCGGTCCCGGTGGTGTTGATTGGGCTGGAGCCGAGCACGGCAGATCCGCCTGACGACACCAGGGCCTGACCGGTATTGGCGCCCGTCTGTGTCAGCAAGACCTTGCCGGACGAGGCGCTGGCAATGAATGGCGCCGCGCCCTTGGCCGTATTGATGGCAGAAACCAGGCCGGACAAGTCAGTAGTTGCCGTGTTCAGCGCTACCGAATACGGCGTTGCTCCCAAACTGACGGTGAAGGTCAGCGGCGTTATGTTGTAGTCGTAGCGCGCTGGCACGCTGGAGCCGAGAATTGTTGAAGGCGTTCCCGCAGTAGGCGGCACGGCCGGCGCATACGGAGTGTAGCTGTTGACGACGTAGTTGCCGGCATTGGCGCCTGCGACCTCAATAAGCATTCCTGGAACTGGGGCGAGCATTTCCAGCGGGCCTTGAACGATATCGCGCCCGGCGCCGCCATCGACAACGGTGTAGACATAGGGTGCAAGCACACGGATAACCAGGCCGCTCGACCAGTCAGTAGGGAAGCCGCTGGAGCCGGCAGGGATTGCAATCGAATGACCGCTGAACTGATAGGCCGATGCCGAAGCAGACGGTGTAAGGTTGGTCGATACGGTCAGTTCAAGCCCTGAAGCGCCGCTGGAACTAGCGCCGACCTCTTTGGCATTGAACCACAGCAGCGATGCGGTATCGGCAGACAGGTCAGCGCCTGGCGCGTAGATCGCCACCTGAGCGTCAGCGCCAAGAGAAATCAGCGGGGTCTCGCCGACCTTGAGCTTGTTGATAGGAATGTCCACTGCGCCTTCGGAGACGTAGAGCAGCATTTCCACCCACTTCTCGCGGGGCGCAGCGAAATATTGCCGCGGCTCGGCCAGGTACGACGGGTATACCTTCTGGTGCCCGGCGATGTTACGAATCAGCTCGCCGAGCTTTACCTTGTTGCCCTTGGCGCTGGCTTCATCGAGCGGGCTGCCTTGGGCGGTGCCTGAAGTAGACGGCATGCCTGGCATCTTTGGCGCGAGCAGCTTTGCCGCCGCAAATGCAGCAACAACCAGCAGAGCAGTAATGGTGAACGGGTCCGCGCCTTTCGGCTCATTCCAGATCTGCACATGGTCGGACGGCCTGAATTTTACTTTGTGCCACAGGCGCGCCTCGATTATTTCGCCGTTGATAGCGATGCTGACTGGCTGAGCCTCGCCGCGCTTGTACTTCGGGGTTTGCTCAAGCAGCCACTCTTCCAGGGTCATGCGACGGTCAGTCGTGAACGTGGCCAGCGGCTGCGAGCCGGCCATTTTATTGGGGAAGAATTCGATCATCGGTAATACACCACTCTTTGATAACGCGATTCGAAGTCGCGCACGGTGTGAATGCGGGGGCCGCCAGGGTTGGTGTCGAATACCTTCAGTTGGCCGTCCAGGTGCACGACGACGCCGACGTGACACAGCAGCGCGCCCTTGAATGCCGAGGCGATCGCCGCAGGCTCGGGCTGACACTCTTCCATGCCCGAGCTGATATCGCGGTACGCCCTTGCGATCTCGCGAATCGAGGACTTGCCAACACCGCCAAGCGCCGGCATTAGAGGAAGGCCGAACACCTCATGTCGCACGGCGTTGACCAGGCCGTAGCAGTCGAAAGCCAGCGGGCCGCGCGCGCCATCCCGGTAAGGTGCCGACTGGTAATCCGCCAGAGTCTTCATATGAAAATCAGCCCTGGCGCGACGGCCGCAGTCAGCTTATTGCGTGGGAATGCCGTTCCAAGAAGGTCGTACAGCCCGCACGTCAGCGTGGCCACATCGTTGGCGTATTGCCGGTTAAGAACCTCAAGCCGGTAGTGCTCAGCCGGATAGGCCAGATTGCTTTCGAGGTATCGGCGCTTTGTCAGGATGATGCGCGCCGATGCTGCGCGAGCCTGCTCGATTGCCGCCTGGACCTTTCCGTCAGTGTTATCCAGGGCGATGTTTAGGTTCTGGTATCCGCTGTTGTCCTGCACTGGCAGGGCCTCTTCTACCGCCATTGCCAGAAAGGCGAGCGTGCGCCCGTCCTCTGTTCCGCAGACGCGATCCTCATAGCCTGAGCAGATGAGGATCGGCGCCGCCCACGCGGAACAGGTCGCCTCGATCGTATCGACGAATAGGTCGTTGCCGACTGAGGCGTAGGCGATGTTGATAGGGTTGCTCATTGGGTCTCCATTCAGTCCCTAGCAAGAGACCCTATATTAGCGTATTAAACACCTTGTGACTGCAGGCCGTACTTCTCCTGGTTCACTTGGTGCAGTTCTTTTTCGCCGCGAATGTTGGCTACGCAGATGTCGATCACGTCCTGCTCGCCGAGCTGGCGACGACTGACCTGCCCTGCTCGGCTGGAATCCTCATGCAGATTGACGACCATCAGCCGCTCCTGCGCCGGAACGCCATTGCTTGCCGATGTCGAGCCTACGCCGCCAGAAGTCGGCAACCCAGCCGAGACGTTGCCCTTGCGCATCGCCTCAACCGTGGCCACACCGCCAGCCTTGCGGATATCCGCCTGACTCCAGACGACCTCGCCCTTGTGCACGGTACCCGCTGGCTCATTTACGCCGCCTGCGCCGGTATAGCCACCATTGGAGAAACCTTTGATCAGGGCGAAGGCTGCGAGCAGCGCACCGCCACCGACGACCGCAGCAGCACCGAACGAACCGATCGATGCCACCAATGCCGCCGGCAGCCACGATGCGAGCGTAGTGCCAGCTGCTGCAACCTGGGCGGTTGTGGTGGTAGCCGTGGCCGCCAGAGACGACGCAGTGGCCACGCCATCCGCTGTGACCTTGGCCGCTGCGACCGTGGCTGCTCCGGTAGTTGCGGCAGCGGTTTCCGTGCCGATCATCGCCAGCTTGGTAGCATGCAGCGCAGTTTCGGTCTGCCCGAACGCGAGCTGAATGCCCTGATTGATCAGCCACTGCGCTGCCATCTGTCCAAGGCCGTCGAGCACGCCGCGGACCAGGCCTTCAAACGTGCTGCTCAGCACGTCACTGAAGGTCGCACCGTCCAGGGCCATGGCCGAGAACGAATTGCCGAAGCCGGTGGTGATCGTGTCCAGCGAGCCGGTGACGATATCCTGGGTCTGCTGCGCCGTGTTTCGCGATATCTCGGCGTAGCTGTTCCAGCCTGCGGTTACGCCGTTGAGCCAGTTCGACTGGTAGGTGTCGATCTGCGAGTAGTAATTCTGCTGCATGGCAAGGCGCTTGCTCAGCCCGTCCTGAATTACCGCGCTTTCCTTGTCGTACAGATCCTGGGTTATTCTTCCGGTGTTCCGCTGCTCCAGCAGGTCGGCTGACTGCCTGGCGTAATCGCGCTGGATGGCCAAGTCCTGCTTGAGCCGGTCCCGCGCCTCACTGCCAAGCCCCATGCCGGCAACTTGCGAATCAAGCCCGTCCTGGGCGGTACCGAGCCGGCTGTTTTGGTTGGCCTGGAAGGCGGCCAGCTTCTCGGCTTCCTCCTTGGATGCCTTGCGCAGCTCGACTTCCTTCTCAAGCGCCGAGTTCTTTTTCAGCTGGGCGGTGATCAGATCCTGGCTGGCCAGAAGCGCCTTTTGATCGGCTGTCAACGTACCTTTCGACTTGATGTCGGCTAGCTGCTGCTCCCAGCGGATCAGGGCTTGTGCCTGGGTTCCGAGTTTTTCGTTACTGGTTCCTTGATCGCTGATCGCTGCGTTCTGCTGGACGAGCACGGCGTAAGCCTGGCGCGACGAGTCCAGCATTTTCATGCCGGCATCTTCGTTGTAGGCCTTTGGCGCGGTCGGTTTTTTCTCCTTGTTCGCGTAGTCTTCGCGGATCTGCCCGATACGCTTTTCTATCTCGGCTTCGGAGACCTTGGCGGCAAGCCCCTTGGTGCGCGCATCAGCAATTTCCTTTTCCATCTTCTGCTGGTTGCTGCGGTACTTCAGGCCATCATCGGACCAGGCTTTATCTGCCGCGATTGTGGCCTTCCGCTCCTGAAGTTCAGCCGAGACTGATTCCTTCTTCTGCGTCTGCGCATCGACAGCCGCCTGAGCCAGTGAAACCTGTTTCTCAAGCCCTGCGATCAGGGCCTTGTCGCCAATCTTTTGGGCATCCTGCAATTGCCCCTGAAGGTGCTGAAGCTTGAACAGCTCAGGACTTGCAGAAAGCCCGGCCTTCAGCTCATTCCAGACGCCAGAGACACTGGTTTTTACGTCATCCCACGCCTTGGCCAGGCCGCGCGTGGATTCGACCATTTCCTTGTTGCGGGCGCCCATCTCGTCCGCCACGGCGCCAGCAAGAACCCGGACGGCCTCCATCCGCTGACCTTGCTGCTCCAGGGAGCGAACCTGATCGAATACTGCCTGAGTGATGATTCCGTATTTGTCGCTGTACTCAGCTGCCAGGTCGGTCACGCTGCCTTTGGTGCTGGACAGCTGATCGGCAATGTCGGCAGCACTTTTCCCGGTTGCGACAGACAGCTCAGTCGCGGCCCGGGCGACTTCCGTGAATGCCTCGCCAGTCAGGCGCCCATTGCCGGCAAGCGCCAGAACAGCCTGGCCGGCCTCTTCAAAGTTGCGACCGCCTGCAATTGCATTAGATAGGGCGATCAGGTCATCAGCCGTCTTGCCGGCGGCATCGCCAGACATCGTCAGCGCTTTGCGGTACTGCTCGGCCTGTTCGTAGCCCTTGTAGGCTGCAAGAGTGAACCCAGCTACAGCGGCGCCGGCCAGCGTGAACGGCGTTATCAGGCTGGCAACGTAGCCGCCCAGCGCCTTGGCAGCCGGCCCTACGCCGCCGAACATATCTTTGAGCTGGCCGCCTTGCTGAAGGAATACCGTCAGCGGCGCCTGGCCTCCCTGCAGTGAGGTGGCAATGTCGGTGAACTGCGCAGGAACGCCTCGCAGGGCTGCTGCCGTCTGCTTGGCAGAGATACCAGTCTTGCTCATGTCGGCATTGAAGCGCCCGAGTTCGGCGCGGGATGCGGCGATCTTTGCCTGGTACTCGTTGTAGGTGGCAGTGTCGAGCCTTCCGGCCTTGCGATGCTGGGCCAGCGCTTGTTCCTGCTTGTCCAGGTCGCCAAGCCGGCGAACTACCGGGTCAATTTGACCGAGCAGCTGTTCCAGTTCATCAGCCTCGGCAGATACAGACTTTGAGGCCTTTTCGGCACTCTTGCCCATCGACTCCATGCCGGCGCCAGCCTTGTTCAGGGCTGGCTGAATGCTCAGACCGGCATCCTCAAGCGCTTCAAGAGCCTTGCGGGTGTCCGCCGCCTTGGCCTCTGCGTCTCGACTGTCTAGCTCAATGACGAGCCGCGATGTTTGGGCCATGGCCTTTCTCCGGGTAATAAAAAACCCGCCGTAGCGGGTTAGTAAATGGGTGCCTATCAGCCCGCCAGAATCCTTTCCTTCTCGGACAGAAATTCAGGCTCGGTCAATACGCCACGCTCCTTGAGTAGTGATATGCGCTCAAGTTTTGCGTACTTGTCCGGCTCGACTACTTGCTCGTCAGGCTTGATGGTCGGGCTATCAATCTTTGACGCCGACCAAATGAGAGCGCCGACCCAGCCCATCAAGGTCCAGCCCAAAAAGAGGTTGAGCAGCATGATGGGCTTTGAGTTTGGATGCAGGCGGGTGCTGGCGACGAGCGACGGCAGAAAATAAACCGCAAGGCTGACGAAAAACACGATGAGCACAAGCGTGTTGGAATAATCGGACATGGCTAAACCTCCCTGTTAATGAGGTCAATTTAGCATCATTCACCGGGGCTCGTCAGTCTTCCTGCGTCTCGAGGCATAGCGCGTCGAGCGTGAACACGACCTCGTCAATCTCTGCCCGAGGCATCGCCGGAGGGTGAGCCTCCAGCCAATCCGATATCTCCCGGGCCGACAATGGCAGCGGGAAAGCGCCCGCCATCGTCGAGATGAACCGACGCCCGCGGGCGATATTGCGGAACGTGCTCAGCAGGTAGTCGGTCATCGGGTCCGTTTCCGGCTCATCCGGGACCGCCATTTTCAGCCGCTGGTAGATCAGTCGGCGCTTTTCCGTGTCGCCGCCCCACTCTTTTTCCCACTCGAAGCGGGCAACGACTTTCCCACGGTCTCAGCCAGGGCCTGCTGCGCCTCAAGTGCCGATGCCGACGCCTCGCGCAGCACGAACATGAAGAAGTTGAAGTTAGCATCGAGCATCTGCTCGCCTACTTCGGGGCTGTACGGCAGCGGGTTCTCGTCCGCGTCCTGCACGCCGGCCCAGTCCTTGATCACGAACTGGCTCAGCAGCTTGTACTGGGTCTGCGTTTCGGTCTTTTCGCCGTCGATCACGCCCACTACGCCGACACCGAACTTGGCGTCAGCATTGCGTAGCTTGCGGCGTTCGCGCTCAAGGGCGACCGCGTATTCAGGGTTATCAATTCGTGCCAGCAACACTTTGGTGTCGTCGTCATAGGCGACCCACTTGGATTCAGAGGTGTTCTGGTCTTTCTTGGGCAATCGCAAAGCCATGGTAAATCCTCACGCCACGCCGAAAAGGACCGCCCCGGCTGGCGTTGGTGCCGGGGCAGTCAAGGGGTGAATCGGTATTACGAAACGGTGATGGTCGCGGTGCCGAGCTTCGTTCCGTCGAACTTGCTGGTCGCGGTGATGATCGCCGAGCCGGATGCCACGCCGGTGACCAGGCCTGTCGAGCTGACCGTCGCCTTGCTAGGGGAGCCGCTGGTCCAGTTGACGCCCTGCGGTGCGCCGGACGGCAGCACGCTTGCGGTCAGCTGCTGAGTGCCGGCAACAGCAATGGTCGCGGTACCAGGTGCCACGGTGACGCTTGCCGGGGCCACGTATGGCGCGCGGGTGATGGTCGGCGCCTGTTTGGCGACGGTGTAGTTCAGCGTCAGCTCGATCAGATCCTTCTTGCCACCGCTCGGCAGCTCGCCGTCAACTTCAACCGCCGGGAAGGTGAAGGTGTAGCGGTTGCCGACGCTGTCGGTGATCGGGAACTCGACCGACACCGGTTTACGGGTGAAGGTGTTCTTCCAGATGCCCCAGGCCGTCGCCGACCAGGCCAGTGTGATAGTGCCGGTGATGGCTGCTTCGGTGGCGATCTGCGCGCCAGGGCCCATCTTGTCGGTGCCGATGCAGCGCTGAGCCTGCAGGCCGTTATCCAGGGCGATGGTCATGGCCGATACGCAGGCCTGTCCCTCCAGAGACACGCCATCGACCAGGAGCGTGCCGACGTTGCCATTCGACATGAACGGCGTGGAAGTCGGGGCCGCCGGAGCGAGCACGATCGGCGAATCGCTGTCGGTGTAGTCCAGGCAGGCGGTACCGAAGGTCACGGTGACCTTGCCGTCGCTCGGGATGTCCAGGGCGAACGTCGGGATGTGCACACCCTTGAACAGGGAGTAAACACCAACGTCCATGTAGTTTTTGGCGATGCTGAAGGTGTGGCGCACGTCGCCAACGGTCAGCACGTTGCTGGACCAGGTGCCGTAGAAAGCGGCTTCGAGCAGCTTGTCGAAGCTGCCATAGGACAGCTCGGCAGTCAGGTCGCCGCCGATATCGGTGCTGGTCACGACCGAGCCCTGGCTGATGCGCGAGTCGGTGATCTCGTCGCTGGTCGCCGTGTTGACGGTCGGGGTCATGGCATTGCCGGTCAGCCGTAGCGTGTCCCAGGTGCCGGAGTCGGGAGTAACGCCGGGCGTCACCTCGGGGATGATGTAACTCGTAACTTTGGCGCCTGAACTCATTGTTCAATTCTCCACGGTGCGGGCATAAAAAAACCCGCACGCGGCGGGTCAGATGGGTTTATTGGTTTCAGCCGGCGCGGAACCGGACGTTGACGTTTACCTGATAGAAGCCTTCGAACTCGCCGGCCGGGATCATGCTGGCTTCCATCAGTTCGAGGTCGCCGCTCTGCCAGTAGGCAAAGTGCGCCTCAAGCTGATCGGCCAGGGCGTTCAGCGTCTTCATGCCGGTACCGGTGCGGGCGAAGCATTGGATGCTGACCTGACCAGGCTTGCGGGTGTACGGCTTGTCAGCCATGCCGGCCATGAAGGCCGTTGCGTGCTGGATGTTCAGCCGGCACCAGAGGCCAGTTGCCGGCGGCGTGAATATCGGTGTGTTCGAGTAGTCGATGCTGGCTTGCGGCAGGCCCATGAAGGCGACCATGCGCGCCGTGATCAGCTTGCGGATGTCTTCATAGGTCATCGGTAGGCCTCTGATACGCCGATCCAGGCCAGGTCATAGACGCCGCCCGGGGCCTGGGTCGAATGCCCGAGCTCGAGCATTTCGCCGTAGGGGCTGTTCGTCTGGATGTAGATCACGGGGTAATTTCCTGACGCCTTGATCATCATCGCGCCTTTGTTGATGGTTTCGCGGCCGGACGGGTCGACGCTTTCGACAACCGTGAAGTCAGGCGAACCGACCGACACGATGTGGCTGCCGCGGAACGTACCACCGATGTAGCCCTTGCCGGCGGCCTTGGCATCGACAAAGAAGTTCTCCTTCCGCTCACGCTGGGTCAGCTTCTTGAATTGCTTCTTACCGGTGTTGGTCGCGTTGCGGGCGTCGACGTTGGCGTCATAGGCATCTGCCAGGGCCGTGTTCTTCGCGCGGAGCTCGGTGTTGGCCTTCCACAAGTCCGGGTTACCCACGGGCGAGCGGTTGACGACTTCAGTCAGCATGGCCATGGCGACAACGCGAACATGCTGCGTCACGTCCTCGTCGATCTGATCGGCGAAGTCGCGCAGGCTATGGCTCCATCCGGCTTTGGCGTTCATTTACGTTTTCCTCAGTTGGATCTCGTAATGGGCGCCGGCCGGGTCGACCTGGACATTGATCACGTCGAACTCGTTGATCTTGTGGCCCACGGCAGGCGTGCCGGTCGTTTCGTTGGTCAGCGCAATCAGCAGCTGGTCGGTGGCCAGAATGTTGATTCCGTCCACGGCCTGCGACTTGTAAGCATCCATCACGCCGCGCCCGGTGTAGGCGATGACGACAGGATCTGTGCTGACCTCTTCGACCGGGTCCCATGTGCCTGGCAGCGTGATTCCGCCACTGAATGGCACAACCGCATCAGCCAGATCAGTGTCGAACGCCTCAGCCAGGTCGGCCTGAATCTCTTCGCGCATTCCCATGGGTCACCTGCACACGTCGAAGCCGAAGGATGGCCGAAGCCAGGGATTCAGCAGCGCCAGAGCGAACTGGATGCCCTCGGCCTGGGCCTTGGCTGAGCTGGAGTCGATCGCGCCGAACGTCTTCGAGGTGGTAACCGATCCCGCCTTGACGGTCTTGGCCTCCAGCGATCCAGACGATTGCTGCTGGTACAGAACGCCATCGGCGGCACACTTGGCCAGCTCTGCGCCCGCCTGTTTGACCTCTTCAGGGATCGCTTCCATGTCGACGCCTGAGAGGTTCAGCGAGGTCAGATAGGCATTGGCCTGCATGACGGCGCGGTCTTTCTTCTCTGGAGTGGTCCAGTCGGCGCCGAGGATGGTGTCCACGTCGGCCACGGTGATGTAGGTAGCCATCCGGCCTCCGGTTGAATGAGTGGGGCCTTAGCCCCGGTGTTACTTCTTGGCTGCTGCTTCAGGCGCTGGCTTGTCCTTCGCCGCCTTTTCGATGCGATCGGCCTCGGCCTGCTTTAGCTCGGCGACTTCATTGCGCAGCGCTTCAGCCTCATCGCCGAGTCGATCGCGAGCGCTGGCCAGCTCGGTCATGCCGGCGTGGATCTTGGTCAGCACATCGAACAGGCGCGATGCCAGTTCGCCGCCTTCAGGCCGCTCCAGGGTGCCAGCTTCCAGGCCAGTCACCAGCACGCCAGCGGCGGCCAAGTCGGCGCGCAGCTGCTCGATCTCGTCCTGAGACAGGCCGGCATCAGCAACCACGACGACAGGCAGCTCTTTCAGCTTCACCTTCGGCGGCTTCTCGCATTCGCCCTCGCGACTATCGGTCACGTTGGCGTCGATGATGCGCAGGCCAGACTTCTTGGCGATGGCCTTCACGTCGTCTTCGTAGCGGTGAAACGGACCCGGCAGATACCAGATGTTTTTATCGGTCATGTTCAAACCTCAGTCGCGCCAGGCTGCCCCGGCGCGACACTCATGGGGTTACTTGGAAGCGTCACCGATCAAAGCCACGCCAGCGGAGTGCTTGATCGAGGCCGCAGTCAGATCCCAGTTCGAGCCGGTTGCCAGCTCGGCGTCAGTCGGGGACTTTCCGCCAGCGGCGGTATCCCAGGTGAAGCCCTTCAGGCCGAGAGCGAACGAATAATCGGTTTGCAGCGTGGTTTCAATACGCTCCTTACCGTTCGAGGTCTGGACGTTGGACACCTGATCGCGCGAGTCGTGAACCAGCGCAGCGCCCGCCACCAGAGACAGGATGATCTCCTTGTTCGGAGTGCCAGCCACCATCAGCGCCGGAGCATCGGTCACAACCGAGACCTTGCCGAGGATGTCGACCACGCGCACGTTGCCAGCCACGAACAGCTGGGTGGAGTTGGCAATCGCCTGACCCACCAGCTTGTGGTAGGTGGTGCCCTGCATGATCTGCGCTACCAGGTTCTGGCTTGCATCGCCGAACTTGGCGTGAGCGCTGTTCAGGCCCGCTTGAGTGATACCGGCGGTGGCCGACACGTCATTGACGGCGGCCGCCTGGGCAGTGATCGCGGCCACCAGCGCGGCAATGGCGGTGTTCAGCTGGTCCTTCAGCAGGATCTCGGCGAAGGCGCGCGAGGCGACCTCGATGCCCTGCACGGTTGGACGTTCCAGCCAGGTCATCTGAGCTGGCTCGTAACGGATCGGACCGAAGCCGCCAGCGATCTTGACCGACGAGTTCTTCAGCTCGGTCAGGTCGGTGATGGACGCCGCGCCGTTCGCCGCATAGCGGTCAACTCGACGCTGAGCGGCGCCCAGGTTCTGGAAGAACGACTCCTGCAGGAAGTCGCCGGTGAAGCCTTCAGGGGAAATCACGATTGCGCCATTGCTGGCCGCGTTGAATGCGTTGGTCATCTGGTCCAGAGTTTCCAGAGTGGCCGGCATGATGAAGTCGTTGAACACCTGCATTTGAGACAGAGACATAGGTCAATCCTTACTTGAGAGGGAGGTCTGCGAAGCGACTGGCGAGTGCCTTAGTGCGCTCTTCCTTGGTGCCGCCGATGTTGCCTTGTGCGGCCCCGCCGCCTTTACCTGCACCGCCGGCCCCGCCGCCAGATGCTTTGCTGCCAGCGATCAGCGGACCAAAGGCCGGATCGTTGGTGAATTCTGCTTTCAGCTCGTCCAGCGTTGCCGCCGAGAGCTTTCCGGAGGCATCCAGCACGACGACGGTGGGTTTGCCGTCTCGCTGCTCGACGCTCAGCCGGCGTTCGATGTGGGGAAGCAATGCCTTGGCGCTGCCTGGTATGGCCAGAGTGGTGGCGATATCGGTAGCGGTGCGGCCTACAGTCAGATCCCGGATCTGGCCTTGCAGGGCGCTGTTGGTGCTTTCCAGCTGGCCGGACAACTCAGCCTCGCGGCGGTTGTACTTTTCGGACCAGGACTTTTCGAGTTCTTCGACGTTGCCGGACTTGCGGGCCGCCTCTTCGCGGTCCAGGCGAGCTTGTTCTTCAGCATCCTTGCGCGCCTTGTCGGCCGCTTTCTTCTCGTCGAGAAGCTCCTGAACCTTCGACTTCAGGCCGCTCACGTCTTCAGGTTGCGGCAGGCCTTCGATGTTCAGGACGTACTTGCCGCCCTTCTCGACGTACATGGTCTGGATGGCTTCGTCGACGCCTTCGAGGGTGTCAAGAGTGAATTTCAAGGTCATTGCTGTCTCCCAGAGACTTGGTGCAGGCCCTGCCTGCGGATGTAAAAAAGCCCCGCGGGTGCGAGGCTTGATGGTTGCGCGCTACGTTTTGCGTTGTTGCGTTTCGTGGCGCGGATTAGAACAGCGCGATGCGCTTGCCGAGGACTTCGGAGTAAGCCGCCATCAGGCCGTATTGAGTGACCAGCAGGTCGCGGTCAGGCTCTGGCAGCCCCTTGAAGAAGTCGGTCTGAGCGAACGCCTCAAGTTTGGAGACCCTATCGTCAAGCTGGACCTTCTCGCCAATGACGCGCTGCTGGTGCGGCGGTAGATGGCCGATGTGGCCCATTGGCAGATAGGCCGCCTCGAAAACAGCCTTCGGCGACCAGCTGACATAGCCGTCGGGGTACTTCACCGCATAGCCGGGCTCAGGCGCATGGGCCGGGGCGCGATCTGCGCCGCCCGTGCAGTAGCTATTGCAGGCCGCATCGCCCTTTTTGCAATCAATGCCGCAGACCTTGACCTTCTTTTGGCTGTCCTGCTCCCACGCAACGATCTGCTTTGTTCCGATGTAATCCTGAGTCATGATGCCCCCTTGGGTCATAGACCGGCGCGCTCGAATGCGGCCGATTCTTTTTCGCGCAGCTGTGCGAGGGTTAGCGTCTTGCCGTTGTCGTCCACAAACTTATCCAGGGTTAACTCGCCCTTCGTGAAAAGCTCGTAACGATTCGGCCCCAGCACGTCGCGCTGAAACGATGCAGGCTGGCGGGATAGCCATTCCTGATAGGTGGTCTTGCTCGACACCAGTTCAGCCCCGCTCGGCCCGACAGCGGGTCGCGTGGAGCCTTTAATCTCTCGGGCGTATTCGGCCTTGAGCACTGGCACGGTCGAAGTCCTGCAATTCCAGTGGAAAGGAGGCTTTGGCGCGTCGAACGGGAACACCTTCTGATCCACCTGGCGGCAGAAGGGGGAGGTCTTACCGTCCAGAGTGGCAATCGCTCGCCACCCTTCGAGGATGTCGTCGTTCGCCTTCAGCACTTCCATGCGCGCCGTGGATGCGACGTGGTTGGTCATGGTGCGAACCAATGCAGACGCCTGATCCTGCTGCATCTGGTGCACGCTGGTGAGGCGCCCGCCAATCTGCTGGCTGGTCTCGCCCAGGGCAGAACCGATCTGAATCTCGCCGATGATCTCGGCGGCCTTCTTGGTTCCGAACTGGTCAAGCGCGCCGCTGATGCTGATCCGTTGCAGGCCCTTGCGCGCCTCCAGCTCCAGCGGATCGACCAGCGCAGCCGCGGCGACCATATCGGGCGCCGGGGAATTGAACTGAACGACCGCCCTGACCGCCTTCCCGAGCATGATCTCGTTGAATTCGGCCTCATAGGCGCCGAAGTCGGTCAGATCCATGACGACCTGACCCTTCATGTCGCCGTAGATAGCCGCCAGATCGCCGGACAGCTTGTCAATCTGCGAGATGTACCGCTTGGTGCCGTATGCGCTCAATCCAGCCGATACGCGCTCCTTGGCGGTGTTGATCGCCTTCGTGATGAACTTGGCCGCCCGCTTAAGGTTTCCACCGGCATAACGCTGAACGTAGATCTGGTGACGGGTTGCCGCATCGGCCAAGAAGCCCTGGGCACTCATACAACGCTACCGACCACCGGAGGGGTCGCCTCGATGTCGCTGTCGATTTTGTCGTCGGTGCGATCAGCCTCAAGAATACCGCCCTGACGCAGATTTACTCGGACATCCCGCTTGGCGATGAAGCCGTTCTGCCAGAGAGATACCTGGGCGACGATATCTTGAGCCGACATAGACTCATCCCAAAACGTCTGATTGAGCCAAAAAACGGTGTCCTTCTCGTTCGGATCGCCAATCATGAAGCGCTCAGCGTCCAGGATGGCCCGCTTCAGTGCCTCGGAGACGTTGCCGGCCACGGTGCCAAGGATCGAGTTGTCGGAACTGTAACGGATGCGCGCAGCCTCGGCCGTCTCGTTGCCGCCGCCTTTCTGGACGATGCGAGCGCCGATCATGACCATCTGTTCTTGCTTGTCGCGCATCAGCTCAAGGGTAAGCTGAGTTGCCTCGGCCTGCACCAGCGTGGCACTGCCGGACTTGCCGAGGTTGTAACCGCGGCGACTGCCGATGCGCATTCCGTTCGGGTTGAGCTTTACGAACTCATCCGGGGAAATGTCCGTGGTCAGGAACAGCGTCGGCTGGCTGCTGATGAATCCCGACTCTTCCACCGTTGCCGAGTTGCCATAGTGCAGGATGTTCACGTCGGCCAAGTCTTCGAGCGGCGACTTGTCGATCTCGGCATCGTTGTTCTCTGAGCCGAAGAAGCTGAACGGGATGTGGTCGAATGGCCGGCCGTTCTTGTCGGTCGGGTTCGACGTGGAGAAGTCCTCGCTCCCTTCCTTGTAGACCCGCTGCTCGTACTTTTCGTCGATCAGCAGCAGAACGCGATTCTGCTTGTATTCCTCGCGGGAAAGCTGCGAAGGGTCGAACACCGACACGCGCTCAGCCAGATTGACGTAGACCAGGCGCTTCACGCCGTCGATGACTTCCTCGTTCCAGTCGATGATCGACTCGGCGTCGTAGAAATGGATCAAGGCCTTCTGCTTTGCTGCATCCGCCATGGACGAAACGCCACTGGCCGCCTTGACCTTCGGGTAATCGACCAGGAAGCCGCCGCGCCCGGTGTCCAAGCACTCGCCGACCGCCTTCTTCGACAGCTGCTCAAGGCTGGTGCCGTCGCCGCTGGCGTTCTCCTGCAGATATTCAACTTCGGTCGGCAGCGTAAGCTCGGCAGTCTTGCGGAACACGGCGCCAAGCAGTCCGGCCCGAGTGCGCCCGGTGACATTGAGGAACATCGCCCGCTTCTTGAGCTGCTTGTACCGCTCCAGGTTCTCCGGCGAGTTGTCCGTAGGGTCAGGCTTCGGTAGGTATTCGTCGTGCTTGCGCACCTCGCGCGCGCCCTTGACGCATCGCTTCACCAGACGCCAGCCAGGCAAGGCGTCGGCATATTCCTGCCGGGTGTCGCTGTAATTCGCCATGGATGGCCTCAAAAGGTGAATGTGACGGGGATTTCGGTCATGGTCTTGCGCTTGGTCTGGGAGACCGCGAAGTAACGCCAGGCGTCTGCGCCGTGAGACGTGCCGTCGTGCAATGGCTTGTCCTTCCAACATCCGCGCTTGTCGTCCCACTCCTTGCGGTAGCCCTCAAGATGGGTGATGCCTTCGTCGCACTTCTCTTCATCGAACACGCAGTGCGGAAGGATCTCGCGAGCCGCCTCGATGCCGTCATCGACACCAATCTTTGGCACGACCGTGAATGTCAGGCTGTAACGTTGGCCGTCAATCTCGTAGCCTTCCTGGGCAATTTCCTTGCGCGTCTTGGCATCGCTGCCGAACTCGCGGTTTTCAATGTCGTGCGGCCCCCAGTGCTCGGAATAGGTGTAACCCTTATCCTTGAGCACCTTCATGTAGTGCCGCAGGCCTTCGCCGCTGTTCTCGTAGTAGTCGATGACGTGGTATTCGGTGCCGACCTGGCGCACGAACCAGATGGCCGTGGAGTCGCCGACGCCGATGTCCCATATAGTCATGACCGGCAGGTGCGAGTTATCCGGCAGCTTGCCGATGCGCCCTGCCGCGTAAAGCTTGGTGAACTGCTGGGCGTAGTACGCGCCCTCTACCGATTGCTGGAAGGCCTCGACAGGGATAGACGGATACTCGCGCTTCATGTCATCGCCGAGGGTCTTTTCCTTGGCGGTGTACCAGGCGCGCTGCCCGGGGTTCGTCTGGATGCCGTGCTTGGCTCCCAGGTCGTTGAAATAGTCAGTCAGGCGCTGCGGGATAACCGCCGTCGCCGGGTCCAGCCAGTACAGCGGGTTACGCCACCAGCTGAAGAAGAAGAATTTCCAGTCGAGCAGGCCCAGCGGAGTGCCCGACAGTTGCTGCTTCTCGGCGCTCTGCGAGTAATCGAAGAAGTAGCCGGCCCGACCCTCTGCCGTCGACTCGATGGTGACAAAGCAATCTGCTGCCACCGCCTCGAAGGCGCCAGTGACGATCTCCCGCGCCTTGTGCGGATACTTTGCGCAGATCTTCCCGAACTCGGAGACGTGCAGGTAACGCAGCGTGCCGCCCCGGAAGGACGTACTGACGTAGAGCGAGCCGCCTTTGCTGAATACCAGCTCCCCTGCCGCGTCGTTGCGTGCCGGGTTGGCCGCCTTGATCTCAGCCGGCAGGTTGTCGTAGGCGTACTTTATCTTCTCCCGGAACAGGCGCTTGGCGTCCGTCAGGGTGTGGGCGATCAGTGCGCACTTGGCAGCCTCGAACAGCGCAGCATCCAGTTGGACGATGCAGACCAGAGTCGTGAACCCCAGCTGCCGAGCCTTGAGAATAATATTTCGAGTATGCATGCCCTGGAAGTAGTCGATCTGCTCCTGCGTCATGCGGAAGCGGACTTTCTTACCGTTTTTGTCGGTGATCCAGTACAGCGAATTCAACCGCCAAAATCGATCCCGGAGCAGCGCTTTGTGCTCGGGCTTCATCGGTCACGCTTCCTTCGATAGCTCGTCCATCAGGTCGGACAGGTCGTTGACAGTCTTGCTGCCTTCGTCGGTGTCGAGGTTGTAGGCCTGGCGCTCGCCCTTGATGACCTTCAGCTGAGCGTCGACGCCGGCATTCAGTGCGCGGGAGAAGTCGCTCAGGTTGGCTTCGTTCACGTCCATGCCGGACAGTGCATCGCCCAGCTTGTTCGCAATGCTGCGCCACTGGGCAAGGTCGGTACGGTGAGCCAGAACGACTGAGGCCGCCTCTGTAGCTGCCTCTTCAACGATCTCTGCATCTTCACGCACATCTGCGTGATGCGTGACGGCAGTGCGTGACGGGCTGCGTGACAGCTTCTCGCTGGTTGCCGTGCGAACCTGCTGGGTTAGGTCGCGCTGCCATCCGTGCTTCTTCGCGCGGCTGCGTATCGTGCCTTCGTTGGTGTCGTACTTATCGGCGATCCCACGCAGAGACAATGATCCGGCCCGGTAGGCTCGTTCGATCGCCTCCCAGTCGGGCTGCTTGTCTGCCATGTGAATTCCTTGGTATTGGTATCTCGTCAGCGCACTCAGCGAATGCGCTCAGGGGATACGGTCAGTCGATCAGCTTCTGCGTTTCGGACAAGGCCTGCCCATGCAGGATGGACACAACGAATCCCTGCGGAAGCCCGGCAGCCTTCGCATCGTCAATCGCCGTAGCAATCGCCATGCTGAACGCCTGTATCGCCTTGCTCATGTCGGCGCTAACCGGGATGGCGTGCCGAATGTTCGTTACGTTGCTCACACGAAGCTGAACGCAGCAAGGACCAGCACAATCAGTCCGATAGCCGACCAGCCAAGGACGGAGACGCCTTTCGATGAATTGGTGTTAGAAGCCATGGTCATTCCCCTTTCAAGTATCCGCGCCACGATTAGCGCATTGTCTTTTCGTAGCGCGAGACAATCAGTTCACGCCCTTCGCCATCCGTTGCCGTCGATCCAGCTTGCGAATCCCGTACAGGACGCCACACGCCAGAACGACCAGGAACCCCAGCCACAAGTTGGTCAGGATGTCGGCCGGCATGTCACTTGCTCACATTCGGCTGCAGCACAACCCGAGCAACCATCACCAGCGCACCCAGGATCGCGTAGATACCGGTCGGCAGTGCCGCTTGCAGTGCTGGCAATACCTGCTCAGCCACACCCAACGCAGTGATAGCCGCGCCAGCTTGAACGCTGCTCAGTTTCCAGGCGTCTTTCCAGTTGTCGATCAGTTGCATGTCATTGCCCCTTGGTTGGGAACTTTATATCGGCGTATTGCTCAGCCATGGAAACGATTTTCTTCACGCCCAGCGTGCCGATGATTGCCCCCAGTGCAGCCGCGAGGTTCAGCGGTAGGCCCAGGTACTCCAGCAACGGGAATGCCCCGGCAGTGATCGCACCGCACAATGCAGCCTCAAGGATCGACTGGCGCCACCCGCCTCGGTTGTACATAACGCGCAAGAAGGCGATCCAGCACGACAGGGCGGCGGAGTACAGCATCGGGGAGTTAACGCTCAGCCACGCGAGCAGGCGCGACAGGTTGTCTGGGTTGTCTGGCATGGGGCGCATTCTCTGGCCCCTCGGGGCTGAATTAGATCCGGCGATCATGCAGTGCCCCGCCGCAGCGATTAAGGGATGCACAAAGGCCGAAAACGAGAAAGCCCCGCACGATGGCGAGGCTTTTGAATAGGTGCCGCTAGCCCGAGGGGTGGACGGGTTCGCGGCGGTGCAGGACAGGGGTGACCATGCTCTTTTATGCCGTTGCTGACATGTAGTTAGTCCCTTGCGAGGGACTGTATTACTAACTGGCCCGCAACAACGGCAGGATGGGTGTATTAAGTCTCACTTTCTCACTCAATGCAACCGATATTTTCATGCTGCTCGACTATCCATCAGTCCTTCGGCATCCAGCATTTCGCCAGCGCTCACCAGGGCCTCGTTTACAAGATCATCAAGGCTCTTGCGGATACCGGACCACCAGCGATATCTGGTCGACTTTGGCTTTCCGTCGTTCCCCCAATTGTTGATGTCGTACCAGGCGGCCGGCAGGACGTGCGCCGAGCGCTTCCCCTCCTTGACTCCTGCCACCTGCGGAATCGCCCAAGTCAGCACGGCGCACTCCCTGAACTTGGCAGGGGCTGGAGAGCGCACCGACCTGTAGAGCGCCATGATCGCGTCATGCTTCCTGTCTTCGTGCGTCGAATACTTGGCTGTCAGTGCATTCCAGTGCTCGACGCTCAGGCTCT